CCGCGCCGACCAGCCCGCGCAGCAGCCGCAGCTCATCGTCGCCGTGTACGCCGGGATCGTCGAGCAAGGCGACCTGATAGCGCTCGGCCCAGCGCTCGCGGATGAGCTCGGTCGTGCGCACCAGGCGGTCCACCCGCTGCTCCAGCGGGAGGTGCGTCCCCGGGCCCACCGAGACCGGCCCGCCCATGTCGGGGTAGACCAGCACCGCGCCGGTCAGCTCCGACACGAAGGGATCGATGGCCTCCCAGACCTCCGGGCGGTGCAGCTCCCAGGGCTCCACGTCGCCCACGCGGGCCAGGATCACGTCCACGCTCGGCGTCCCGACGGACAGCGCCATCTTGACGGCGTCGCGGATCAGCGAGCGGTGCGGCCCCTCCAGCCCGGGCAGGCCGTCGGCGCTGTCCCTGGAATTGAGGCGGACGTGCTCCACCGAGTGGGCCGCGTCGCGGAAGCGCGTACACTTGACGATGGACGTCGGGTACAGGTCCTGCAACCAGGGCGTGTCGGGGTGACAGATCCCGACCACCGCCGCTGCGGGCGTCTCGTCGCGCGCCGCGGCTCCCCCGGTGGTCCCGAGTCGAACGGTCACGCCCCTCCGGGCCTGCCGGATGGCGGCTCCGGATCCTGCCGCGCGGGCGGAAGGGGGGGCGAAGGGGTCCATGGGCCTCGTTCCGTGGTTCGGTTACTTGGTCGAGTCGAGGATCTTCTGGTTGATCGAGCTGATCTGGCCTACCCACTCGACACGCTCCGGGTGGGACAGAGCGAGGATGTCGTCCAGACTCCAGTGCAGGTGATAGGCGATGAAGGCCATCTCTGCCCTCAGCTGGTGCAGCGGGTAGGCCACCGTCACCCCGATGGGCCGTCGGGCTCCGGGATGGCTTCCTCGCCATAGGTGATGCGGTAGACGGCGTACTCCAGCGCGCGGACGTCGCGGGCGTGGAGCTTCTGGATGTCCCCGACCGTGATCAGCGTCTTGGGGCCGATCCGGGTCACGGTGCGCGACAGCAGCAGCGTCTTGTAGACGAGATCGTTGGGGTGCTTGTTGTACTCGGGGGACATGCCGATGAACATCTCGTCGCCGCCGGTGACGGCGCGGACCTCGGCCTCCTTGTGCAGCTCGCCGTTCGCGCCGGCCACCCCGACGGGCAGCTCGACGATCTCGCGGCGCGCGACAGGATCGTTTGCTGGCATTCCTCGCTCCATGGTTGGGCGCGCGGGGCGCCCGTGATCATCGGACTCCGCGGACGGAGGGCCCGAGCGGGATCACCCGGGCCCTCGGTTCATCAGGCCTCCTGGACCACCTTCTCGACGGACAGCGTGATCTTCTCGACGGCCGTGTTCGAGCCGCCGGCGTCCATCTCGGGCAGCTCCCACTTGCTCGGGTAGGCGTTGTACAGCGAGTACTTGCGGACGACGCTGCCGTCGTTGCGCAGGAACTCGATGCTGACCGTGCGGCGGTCGATGTCGCCGTTGACGATCTGCTCACGCCAGGCCGCGAACTCGTCGAGGCCGGAGTAGGTGCGCTCCAGCGTGATGTCCTCGAAGGTCGTGCGGCCCGGCGCCTTGCGGACCGACCGATCCAGGCCGTGCTTGAACTGGATGTTCTCGGTGGTGGACACGATCGCCGAGCACTTGATGAAGCCGTCGAGGGGATCGTTGATGCCCTCCACGGTCACGCGAAACTGAAAGGAGCCGATGTAGTTGTTGGTGGGATTTGGACCGGGCATGGCTTCCTCGACTGAAAAGGAGAGGAGGTTTGCAGGAGATGGGCCGGCGCGCAGATCCGCGCCGGCCGGTGGTGAGATGAACTAGCTCGACTAGCCCTCGGCGACCTCGGACCGCATCGGGCTCTGCCGGAAGCGGACGCGGATGAACTCCGCCGGGTAGACCGGGCGGATCTCGACGTCCACGGTGAGCAGGCCGGAGCGCACGTCGACGTCGGGGTTGTTGTCCGAGTCGCAGCGGACCGAGAAGGCCTCCTGCCAGCTCGAGCCGTCCAACATGCCCTGCATGTAGAGGCGGTACAGGAAGGAGGCGATGGTGCTGCGCAGATCGCCGCGGGTGGTCTGCGTGTTCGGGAGGAACACCGCCCACTGGATGGCGTCGCGCACCGAGCGCTCGACGAAGAGGAAGAGGCGGCGGACGTTGATGTAGGTCCACAGCGGATCGGCGGCGATCGTGCGGGCGCCCCAGATCCGGATGCCGGCCTTGGGCCGCTGCCGGATGATGTTGATGCCCTTGACGTTGAGCGCCTCCTGCTCCTTGTCGGAGATCGCCGTGATCAGCTCGGCGACGCCCATGACCTGCTCGTTGGCCGGCGCCTTGTGGACGCCGCCGCCGGGCTTGAGGTCGGTGGCCGCGATCACGCCAGCGACGTGGCCGGCCGGGGGCGCGATCACGAAGCGGTCGTGCGGGCCGGTGGACAGGGGGTTGTCCACGATCAGCCAGGGCGAGTAGGCGGCGCCGTAGCCGGTGTCGTCACGCGGCACGGAGCGGTCCAGCACCTCGTCGGCGGAGTAGCCGGCGAAGCGCAGCTCGGCGGTCTGCGGGCTGGACAGCGTCTCGAGCTCGGCGATCTCGTAGGGCGAGTTGCCGGTGGTCCAGCGGAAGGCGTCCACGGCGACGCCGCGCGGGTTCTTGGTCAGCAGGTAGCGGGGCGCCTCGAGGACGGCGAACAGGTCGCCTCGGCCGCGCGGGCCGGCGTACTCGAGGATCGCCTGCTGCCAGGAGAACTCCAGGCCCGGGGCGGCGAGCATGGCCACCGCGGACACGCCGTCGAAGCTGTCCTGCAGCAGCTTGCGCTTGTTTGGACCGGCCGCGCCGTGGGCCTGCACCGCCAAGGTGACGAAGGCCGTCTTGCCGCCGTTCTCGAAGAAGCCCTTGATCGCCAGCTCCAGGCGGCGCATGCCGGGGTGGCTGCGCAGCCAGCGATCCCAGGACCCGCGGGACTCGGGCGACAGCGCCTCCCAGGCGATCTCGGCCTTGGCCTGGTTCATGTTGGGGTCGCTCTCGACGAGGATCTCGACGAAGAGCTGCTTGCCGAAGTCGCGGCGCCAGACCTCGAAGCCGTCCAGGCTGTTCATCGCCGGGGCCGTGGACTGGAGGCGCTCCTGGATGGCGTCCACGTTGATCGTGACGGTCTTGCCGGTCGGATCGACCGCGCCGAGGTTGCCGGTGTGCTTGACGCCCTGCTCGACGGCCTTGCTGGCGATGAGCTGGACGACCTGCATCTCGTCGGCGCCCCAGGCGAGATCCCACTCGCGGGTGCCCGCTTCGGTGGTCTTGACGCTCATCAGCGTGCGGCGGACGGGGATGCGCAGCAGCGTGCCGTCGGGGTTGCGCAGCGTGACGACGTCCTCGCCGCCCGGGGCGTCCACGTCCCAGGCGCCAGGCAGGGTCTCGCGGACGATCTGCTGGAAGCGGTTGCTGGTGGCGGGGCGGGCGGCTGGCGTGGCGGCGCCGCCGCCGCCCTCGACCGCTCTGACTCGCT